GCGGAGGAACAACGGTCATGATCGGGCTCGCAATCCAAATCCTGTGGCTTCTGATCGGTATTATCGTCCTGCTCGGCGTCATTTGGCTTTTCATTTATGTGATAAAGCTGTTTGCGACACTGCCGGATAGGGTTGAGAAAGCCATTTGGGCCATCGCGCTCATTCTTTGCCTGATCGGCGGCTTGACGTTGCTCGGGGGAGGCGGGGGCATCCATGTTCCCTTTCGGATCGGATGAAGAAATCCAAGGTGACTTCGACAGATCACCTCCCGCCGTTTGCCGGGATTGCTAGAGTTGTTGGCATCGGTTTGGCAATCCTGCTGTTGGCATATCTTTTGGCGAGTATGAGCGGCATGATCTGGCCAAATGGCTGATCACCAAGGCATCTACGATTCTTCCGACCCCGCCGCCATCGAAGCCGCCGCAAGAGAAGCCGGACGGCGCGATGCCGAAGACGACGAAACGATCCGCGTCTGGATGAATCACTCCAAGGGCCGCGATCTGCTGTTCCGGTTTGTGTTCGTGACCTGCCATCTTGGCGAGACCTATATCGCCATCGACCAGCAGGGCCGCGCCGATACGCACCGGACTTTCGTTCATCTCGGCGAGCGCAACATGGGCGCGTGGCTCGACGAACGGATGCGGCGGCATCCGGAACTCTACATGAAGATGCTCGACGAGCAGCGAATCGAGAACGAACTGCGCAATGCCAAACTTCTCAAGCAGAACGAACGACAGGACGCACAAAATGTCTGACCAGGAAATGGCGACCGAAGCGACATTGCAACCCAGCCCCGATTTCGACCAGCGGCCGTCGATCGAGGAAATTCTGGCCCGCGCCTCCGAGGGTGAGGACATGGACGTGGCGCTGATCATGGCGGAATCCCTCAACCTCGCTTTGCTGGCCAATTACAAGCTGCGCAACAAGCGGATTTTCACCGCCGTTGATACGCAGAACATCCTGCGGCTGTGGCGAACGCTGATCGGGACGCCAGTGCGCCCCATCGGAGGTTTGCCGCCGCGCCGGGTCGGACCCGAGCGGCGCTGAGAACTTGAAGGTGTAGCATGTCCGAGACCGCAAAAGTCGAAACCAAGTCTGCCGAGCCGGTGGTGGCTGCCGCTGCTGTCACGCCGCCAGCCGAGACACCGAAGGTCGAAGCGACCCCGCTTGCTGCGGCCGATGCCGGCAAGCGCGAAGGCGCTCCCGAATCAAAACCCGAAGTGAAGGCTGACGGCAAAGCCGCGCCCGAGACCAAGACAGAATCCAAGCCCGAGGTGAAAGCCGAGGGTGAGACGAAGCCCGCCACGGAAAGCGACGGGAAGAAGCCGCCCACCGAAGGCGAGACCAAACCGGAAGTCAAGGCCGAGGAAAAGAAACCCGAAGCCGAGATCAAGCCGGAGGTCAAGCCCGAGGCCGCGGACAAGAAGGAAGCCCCACCTTTAGAGGTCAAGGCTCCGCCGGTTTACGATGCGTTGAAACTTCCGGAAAACGTCAAGCTCGATGATGCTCGGGTGAAGAAATTCGACGAGCTGTTGGGCAAGACGGAACTCGCGGGCAAGGCCGATCACGCCGCAATGACGGCGCTTCGGCAAGACCTCGCAAACTTCTACATCGAGGAAGTCAATCGCATCGGCAACCAGGTGACGCAACACCAGCGCGATGTGTGGAACAGACTGATCGAGCAACGGTTCAACGAGTTGAAATCCGATCCGCAGCTCGGCGGCAACCGCATCGAGACCACGCTGGGGAATGCAAAGTACGCTCTGGAATCGCTGTTGCCTTCGGTGAGCGAAGGTTCTCAAGCCCCGTTCACCAAGAAGGACGCGAGCGACCTTATCGGCATCATGGATGCTGGCGGCGTTTCTCACAGCAAACTCATGATCAAGGCGCTCAACGCGATTTACGAGCTGTTGCGCGAGCCCGAACCCGTCAACCCCAATCTGCCATCGGAACGCTCTGGACCGAAAGAGGCCGGCCAACGCGGCTGGTACAATACGGTCGAGGGCGTGAAGGTCGCATAACCTCAAAGGTAAATTCGCATGGCTTCCCTTACCCTGGCCGATATCGGCCGACGCATGGACCCATCCGGCAAGATTGCCGACATGGCCGAACTGATGTCGCAGTGCAACGAGATCGACGAGGATGCTCCGCTGGTGGAAGGCAACCTGACCACGGGTCACGTCGTCACGCTGCGCACGGCATTGCCCCAAGGCACGCTGCGCCGCTTCAACCAAGGCGTCGGCTACACCAAGTCCGCCGCCGCGCAGATCACCTTCGGCATGGCGATGCTGGATGCCTATTCGCAGATCGACAAGAAACTGGCCGATCTCGGCGGCAACACCAACGCCAACCGCGAAAAGGAAGATGTCGCCCACATGGAGGGCATGTCCCAGCAATGGACCGGCTACCTCATGTACGGCAATTCGTGGACGCAGCCGGCGGAGTACTCCGGCTTTTCGACGTTCTTCTCGGCCATCGCCAATACCCCGAACGGCGTCAACGTCTTCAATGCCGGCGGCACTGCAAGTTCCAATACCTCGATCTGGCTGATCGGCTGGGGCGACCAGACCTGCTATGAAATCTACCCGAAGGGGACGAAAGCGGGCCTGATCTTCGAGAACAAGGGCGACGTGGTGCCGGCCTACGATTCCAGCCAGCGCCGTTATGAGGCTTACACCTCGTATTTCTCCAGGAACGGCGGCCTGGCAATCGAGGACTGGCGCTATGTGGTCCGCATGGCGAACTTCGATACCACGACGGCGGGGCTTGCCGGCCCGACGCCCCCGGATATCTTCGCGATCATGAGTAAGGCCGTGGTCCGGCTGCCGACAGCAGGCCGCATGGTTTCCGGTATTGTCAAGACCGACGCGCCGGACCGCGTGGCGCCGCCGATCCGCCTGAAGTTCTACTGCGACCGCACCTCGCGGGAGTACATGGACATCCAGGCGATCCGCGACAAGAACGTCTTGCTTCGTCCAGAGGACTATGCCGGCCGTCCGATCGTGAATTTCCGCAATATCGCGATCGGGGTGGTCGACCAAATCCTCGACACCGAAGCAACGGTTTCGTGATCGGCGCCAAGCGCACGATCTTGTCTTTCCTCAATCTCGCAAAGGAATCCCATCATGGGCATGCTTGACGCCAAGCTGCAGTTCTCTGCCGGACAGGTTATCACGGCTTCCGCGCAGTCAACCTATTTCTACGATCAGCTCACGGCTGATCAGGATACTACGACGTTCAATACGTCGCCGTCCGATATCTGGGGTACGGCGACGTATTTCGGCGAGGACCTCGGCATCGGCAAGGGTCTAGGTACGCCGAGAATCCTGGTCAATACCGGGACGGTATTCGCAACCCTGACATCGTTGCAGGTCGCATTCCAGGGCGCCCCGAACAATGCGACGGCGCAAGCCTCGGGCAACCGCTCCGATCTGGTGTTCGTGACCTACATCGAGAGCGCCGCCATCGGGGTGGCTCTGTTAACGGCAAATAGCCGCATCATGTCGTTCGATTGGCCGATGCGGGAGACCGGCCAGGCCCTGCCGCGGTTCGTGCAACTCGATTACATCGTCGGTGGATCGAGCGCCACGACGGGAACGATCACCGCCGATGTCACGCTCGGCGATGACGATGCGACGAATACGCTTCCGCAGTATCCGAACAACTATTCGGTTGCTGCCTGATCGTTCTGATGCCGGCTCGGTCCTCTCGGCCGGCATCACTTCTCGCGGCGGGAGACTCAGTTTGGCCTCGACATCTTCCCGTAAGCGAGGGCCACGACCGCGAGCTTTTTTCTCAGTTTCATGGAGCAAAAAATGTACGAGGACTTGCCGGAACACTTCATCGACGAAGAAGGCAACCGCATCGCCCGGCCGGTGTATCGGATGCTGACACAATGCCAGGTGATCATGGCATCGCCGGAGACAGGACAGGTCGGCCCGACGCTGCAGGAGCCGGGAACGGTGCTCGTTCTCGATGCCACGCCCGCGCATCAATGGCAGCCGTTGAACCGGGCCGCAGGCGACAAGATGGAAGCGTGGGTCAAATCCTTGCCGCTCGACGGCAAGAACATCTCGCAGGAGCACATCAACGAAGCCGCCTATACGCTGCGGCCTCGCGAAGGCGATCCCGAGTTCCCGATGGAAGCATGGTGGCCGGCGGTGCTTCGCTTGGCTGCGAGTCTTGCCGACAAGGGAAGGCGACATGCGCAAGTGGTCGCTCCGGGGTTCCGTCCGGTGAAACCCGATGCGCCGCCGATGCCGTTCGCGGCAATGTCTTCGGCGTATCCGACCGAGGCGGGGCGAGCGCCAGCGGCACAACCGTTGCCGCAGAATGCACCGATACGGACACGCGGGCGACCGCCGGGACCGACAAAACCGGCAATGCCGAATGCCAATGTGACCCCGACGCCGGGACAGGCGACGGGCTGATCTGTCTCATTCCCGCGCGGCGGCTCTCGATCGCCGTGCGGTCACCCTTTCTCTTTGCTCACCAGGAGCGCCGCGACGCGGCGGGACGACGATGAAGCGCATCCCTCTTGTCGGCTTTGTGTTGCTTGTTGGTCTCGCCGTCCTCGGTGCCATCGCGCCGGTGCGGCAGGCAGTGTCGCAGGCCGGATGGCAGGCGTTATTGACCATGATCTCGACCGACAAAATCGAGGTCAATCGGTTCGGCTCGGCGATTCGCAACTACGCGACGCCGCCGATGATCACCTCGCAGAGCGGCTACGCCAAATATACGCCGGTCACGGGTTTCTCCTATACCTTCGGCAATTATCAATCCTGGATGGCGCTCAATCCGTCCGGGACGATATCGGCCGGTGCCGTTACGTTGGCGCCGTCGCCATCTGACGGTGCACGCGAGTGTGTGTTCACCTCGAATACGGTCACGTCGTTCACGGTCAATGCCAATACCAACCAGAGCATCAACAACGCCGTGACGACGCTGGCCGCGGACACCGGCGCGTGCTACCTTTATAGCCTCTCCAACAAGACCTGGGATCGCGATTGAGGCTGGGCATCTGGGGCTTTCTGGTCGCGGCGGCGTATTCGCGATTTAGGATGGGCATCTGGGGCTTTCTGGTCGCGGCGGCGTATGGGCCGGGAATGTTGTCGGCGGCATTCGTCCCGCGCTGGATCGTGATCGCCGTTGGGGTCGCGCTGATCGGACCGCTTGATTCGCACAATCTCGCGAAGCCGGTCCGGTGGCTGCTGCTGGCCGCGTTGCTTGCAGGGTCGCTTTCGGTCTTGTTCTCGCCCGATCCGCGCGGCGGCTTGCTCGAGTTGTTTTATTTCGCGGCGTTGTGTGGGGTGCTGGTCGTTGCGTCGGGATTCGACAGCATCGAGTCCGCATTGCGTGGTCTTTGCGCTGGATTGGCGATCTCGAGCGTGCTGTGCGTATGGCAGACCTCCGGCTGGTCGCCGGTGCCGCAATCGAGCGCTCCGGCGGGACTGTTCTACAACCGCGAAGTCCTGGCCGAGTTCGCCGCAGTATTGGTGGTCTGGGCGCTCCTTCGCCGGGAATGGCTTTGCGTTTCAGCAGCGATCGTTCCGGTGCTTTTATGCAATTCGCGCGTGGCCTTTGCGGCGATTGCGGTGGGCTTGTTCGCGGCGTGGCGTGCGGGCTGGCGAACCAAGGCTTTCATGGCTGGCGTGATCGTGATCTGCGGGTTGGCATCGCTCTTTGTTTTGGGTTTTGACAAGTTTGCCAGCGGTGGCACGCGCATCGTCATCTGGGGCGCGACGGCGATGGCGGTAACGCCGCTCGGCCATGGTCTCGGTTGGTTTCTCGCCGTGCATCCAGCGGAACAATTTGCGCACAGCGATCTCTTGCAGGCATTTGCGGAGTTGGGCATCGGTGCGATGCCGCTGATCCTGATTTTTCTGGTTGCGCTGATCTGCGGCAAAGGAAATAGGGCCGAGCGTGCTGCCTTCATCGCCATATCGGTCGAATGCGTGGTTTCCTTCCCGCTGCATGTTCCAGCGAGCGCATTTCTGGCTTTCCTGCTTGCGGGTTATCTGGTTCGCAATCGCGTTGGGATATGCGGTGACGGATATGGCGGCGGAATCGACCATGGCGCCGATCTTCTTCGGTGCTCCGATGCCGGGACCGGAAATCATGAAACGGGCCGATCGCGCCGTCGCGCTTTTTCCGTTTGATCCAAGGTTGCGCGACGCACGGCACTGGTTGAAACGGGAAATCGAGAAGAGGCCAAAGGAAGAGACCAAATGAGATTCCTCGGCTTTATGATTTCGTTCGGCGCCGCATTATTGACGATTTCGTCGGCATCGGCGCAGCAGAAAGTACCGATGCCGACCGGCCTGTTCTGGCTGAGCACGGTCCCGTCGTGGGTGCCGACTTCGGCGGCGAATCCACTGCCGGTGACCTGCATCAGTGGGTGTTCCGGCGGTGGTGGCGGCGGCGGTGCGGTCTTTGGTCCGACTGCGGCGGCGAGTCCTGCGGCCAATCCTCCTGTGCTCATTGGCGGCACGGTAGACGGCACGGCGACAGGGAACGTAGATAACTGGAAGGTCCTCAATGGCATTGGCTACGTCAGCGCGACTGGCCCAGGCGCCGTTGCACTTGCGACCGCCGTGAACCAAGCCAGCAACGCCGCGACGACCGCGCATACTTGTTCCACGGGCGGCTTCTCAGAACTCGGCTGCCTCGGGCAGATCGACGATGATATCAAGTCGCCGATCCCAACGAGCGGGCCGACCGATTGCAGCGGCACGATAGCGATCGGTGGGACAGCGCAGCAACTCATCGGCGCCGCGAGCGGGATGCACGGGTTCCAGCTACAGAATCTTTCTCCTGATCCGCTGGCAATTTCCTGGGTGACTGTGACGCCAGTAGTGCTTACGCCAGGCAGTTACACGCTCAATGCTGGTTCGGCCAGCACGGCAGGAGGATCGTATCAGAGCCCGCTCGGCCTCGGCATTACGGCGGCGGTTTACATTGTCGGTGGGACGACCACAGACGCATTTTCTTGCTCGTGGTGGTGAGCCATGTTTTATCGGATACTTTTTGCCGCTTTGATTTTTGTTCTGACGAATCTGTCAGCTTCGGCGCAGTTCGCTCAACCCACTCCGCCCGCCGGGGGTGACAGGCAGGTTCAATACAACAAATTAGGCGTTTTCGGCGCAGACCCGAATCTGCTCTGGAATTACACCACGCAGACGTTAACGACTGGCGTCACGGGGAACGGGTTTCAGGGAACCGGGACGATAAATAGCGATTATTTCACTGCTTTCTCTGCGGCGTCAGGTTCCGGGCTTAGTGGTGATCCAGTCACTATTCTAGGCGGGACTGATGATCCGATAGCCAGCCCATTGACGACTTTTGGCGGCAGTCTGAACCTCGGTGCTGGTGGCAGCGTCACAGGAACCGGCGGCAGTATTTATCTTTCTCCTGGGGCCAGCCTCGCCGGACTGGCGCACTACGGCAATGTCGTCATTTCATATTTGCCGACTACCGATCCGGTGGTTTCTGGAGCCCTCTGGAGTTCCAATGATCAAGTCGTTGTCTCCGGCTTCACCCCGAGCGGCGGCAACACCGTCACATTGACCGCCGATACCGACATTGCGGCTGGCACGGCGGTCTCGATCGACGCGAGCGGCGGCGCTGTACAGACCTTTGCGGCGGCGCCGAGCATAGCGAATACCGCAACATTGCTCACAGGGGCGCTTGGTGGTGAAGGCTTTTTTAATGTCCCGGCGGTCTTGTCGCTTAGTCCAACGCAGTTTGTTGCCTTTCAAAGTTCTGCCAATCCGGCAGGAGGGAAGTTTTATAACGGACCAGGTGCGGTTGCGTTTTCTCTTGCGGGTACGGTGATTACAGTTGGTACGCCATCAACAGCAGGCGGATTGCAAAATGCCAATTCAATGGCTGCGCTTGATCCAGCGACGTTCATCTACTCTTACACTGACAGTAGCTTCAATCTTTGGATACAGGTTGGCTCGATTTCTGGGAACGTCATTACCTTAGGAACGGCGGTCGAAGTAGCGACA